CAGTCAGGGTTTTGTGGAGCCCCTGCTGCAGTCCATCCCGGTGTTTGCGTGTCACTTACCACCTCCCAGTCAGGAACCTGCGGTGTGGGCACAAGGCCCCAGACGTTTACGTATCCTACCAGCCCAAGGGCTTGAACGCCAGTGGGAAGTATGGTAGCGCCAACTGTGACCGTGGCAACAAACCCTTGGGCCTGGACGCTTGACAAAATTGCCAGCGCGTCGAGCGCTACTACAACTGTCCCAATATCTTTGGTGGCCTGAACTCCCGCCGCAAGAACCGTGACCGACGTTGTGCCGGTTGCAGTAACCGTGCCGATTTGCCCTGTGACCTGAACCCCGGTGGGTGTAGCAAGTGCACCGATAGCTACAGTTACCGTGCCAACTTGCCCGGTGGTCTGAACTCCAACTACTTCAACAACCGCAGTGCCAGATACTGCAACAGTGCCAATCTGGCCTGTGGCACTTACACCTGAGACAGAAACTAACGCGGTGCCGGTGACGGCGGCAGTACCGACTTGGCCTGTGGCTTGAACGCCGGTTACAAGAACCGTTACCGATACTGATACCGAAACACTTGCCGCATAAAAGACGCTGGTGTTTGTGAACAGCGCAGGGGTCAGCGCATAGGTGGCGCTGACGGTCGGGCTGAAGACGCTGTTGCCGTTGCTGAACAGCGCGGGGGTCAGCGTTTGACCGGCCCCGCCAGTGGTGATGGTGGGGCTGAAGAAGCTGCCGGTGTTGGTATAGAGCGCCGGGGCCAGCGTTGCCACGCCGGGCGTGACGGTCGTGCCGAAGAACTGATTGACGTTGTCGAGCCTGGGCGGCTGAAGCGTCACCGAGCCGGCGGTGCCGAAGAAGACTGTCTCGGCTACCGCGCCCGCAGCCTTGCCCTGCACCGCAGGCGGCGTGATGCCGTTGCGGCGCCGGTAGTTGCCCCGGTCAATGCCTTGGCCGAGGTTGGGCGCGGCCATGACTTACCCGTTGGTGATGGTCAGCATCAGTTCAGGCAGGCCGCTCGATGTGCCGTCAGCGTTGACACACACCGCCAACGCCGAGGTGTCGAACATGCGCGGCAGGCCCACTCGCATGTAGTCGTGCAGGTCACCAAAGTTGGCCGCGATCACCCGGCTTGACCACAGCGGGCGGATCACCAGCACGTTAAAGGTGCCTGCGGAGGCCACCGTGCCCACCACGCCCGTGACGCCCTGCACTCCCGTGTCACCAGCCGCCAGCGGAAGCTGCCACATCCGGCCCACGGTCGGAGCCGCACCGATACCCACCGCACCCGTGGACCGGCCCGTGGTGCCGGATTGGTTGATATAGGTGACGTTCACGGCTTGGTTGCCGGTAGCCGCCGTCACCTGCTCGACCCAGATCTCGGTGTTGGTAAAATCGGTGCCGCCAGGAACGCGGGCGCTGTAGCTGGCTGGCGTCTGGCCCGTGGTGCTGGCGTTGGAGGCATACGCCCCGCCCTTCCACAGCAGGTCGTAAATCATCAGACGGCAGGCCACGGTCGAGGCGAACTCGACGTTCTGCAGGTAGCCAGTGTTTCCTCCGCCAAAGGCATCGATCAGGGGCACGCCCGCCGTGGTGTCATTTGGGACAACACCCGTGGTGGTGCTGGTGCCCGCGAGCGTGCCAGCGCCAGGATTGCCCGCAATGTCGAACAGGCTGAACCAGCCGTTGGCCACCGTGGTGCGCGTGGCGGTCTTCTTGATCGGCACCCGCTGCTTGGCAGCAGCAATGAGCCCGTCGAGTGTGGTGATTGCCATCAGTTTGCCTCCAGCCAGTCAGCGGCTGCGTTGATCCGTGCCGCGTAGTCGCGCAGCGTTGCCGGTGTCTGCCAGTCGGTGTGGACCTGCACGTAACCCTGGCCGTTGCCCGTATCGACCACGGCAGCGAACTGCACAACGCCATCGACCACATCGGCGTCCGTGCGCCGCGTGCCGATGTCGCTGGGGGCGACGGTAACGGTCATGATTTACATCACAGCTGGAAGATGCCGCTGGCGTTCCAAGTGACCGTTATGTTCCCCCCGTTCGGAGTGACCGGCAAGCCCGTCACACCAGTATCGATGTACGCCACCAGCGGTGAAGTAGCGGCCGTTCCAGTGTCTACATAGATCACCAGAGCTTCAACACTGTTACCCGTCACAGCGGTATAGGTCACATCGGCTCCGTCAAAGACGCCGTTGGTCACCGTCTTGGTGGCACCAATAGTTTGAGCAGTGCCCACAACACCAGTCAACGAAGTCAGGAACTGATCCGCCGCGTTGTAGGTGTACGTTCCCGTATCGACCAAGGCAACCTTGACCGTTCCAGACAGAAGGTCGGTGTTGGTGGCGGCACCAAGGATAACTTCCTTGTACTTCGGATAAATGGCGTTTGCCATGATTTACTCCTTCAGGGGATCAATAACCTCGGACATCACCAATGTCAGCACTCAGGATGACTCGGCCTAGCTGATAGTCACCATCAGCCACATTTGACACGAACTTCAACCGCAATTCACGGCGCTGTTCCTTCATGTCAATTTTGTTCGTATTCGGGGCAAACGTATAGGGGTCAGACTCAACATCTTCTGATTGAGCGTAAGGCCTACCAGTCACGATCAGAGACATATCACCCTCTTGGATGAAGTCTGGCTCAACACGCTCAAGTCTCAGCCACCGATTTGCACCTTCCATTGTCGGCTGAGAAGGCCCACCAGAAACCCATCCAAGATCATTCGTCTCAAAGTAGCTCTCAATGGCCGTCACGTTCGTGCCGTCAATAGCATTGACACCAAATTCATGCTGGTAGACATTGATGAGGTCTGGTTCCGTCTTGAACGTGGCCGTGCTTGATCCTGTCCCTGTTGCAACCAAGGACATCTCAATGCCTTGCGCATAAATAGCAGAGACAGGAACAGAAAAACCAGACCCAGAACCACCGAGATTTGTGTTGCTTGCACTCAGTGAGTCGCCAATCTCATACCCTGCGCCTGGGTTAGTTACCGACACAGCAGTGACAGATCCACCGCTGACCGTAACTGTTGCCAGCGCTCCAGCACCAGAACCACCTGTAAGCGGAACATTGGTGTAAGTCGCGTTTGGATAGCCAGAACCTCCAACAATCGCACCAAGAGTCTTGATGTTGCTTGAGGTAATGGCTTGGACGGTAGCGCCGCTGTCTATGTTGATGCCCGAAATAATCAGACCGAGAGTGACGTCTACGTTGTAAGTATCTAGAAGCAAAAGATCACTTCCAGTGGTCGCGTTTACTGTTGCAGTTGTGACCTCAACTTCTTCTGAAGCATCCCATCCAGCAGCAACAGGGAAAGCAAACACTTGAGAGAAGTACCCCGCAGACCTTCTGGCACCTAGTGCCTGTCCAGCGTCATACCAAGTGTTCTCGCGGATGTTGTAGATGATGACATCGTTGCATTCAGTGGCGTCACCCCGCGGGTAGAACCACCAAATCTCTCCAAACCTAGGGACTTTCGTCACCCACACCTTTTGGCGTTGAGAGTAGTTCAGGTTGTCAAAGAAGTAGTTCTGATTCAGATCGTTGGGGATTTCCTTCACAACACCGTTGTACAGAAGGAATCGATCCACACCACACCAGTAGTACACGCCGTCGTACTCAATCGCAGACTGGCTGGACAGAATAGAAGACTGGCTTGAGACGATGTCGTATCGCCAATACTGAGCCGGAGTCCCCTGCCCCCCGATGTAGCTCACCTTGATAAGACTGTCTTGGCTCCAAAACAAACCACTCGGAGAGTTAGAACCACCTCGAACCGGAAGCCCCTGAACGAACTTCCCTGTAGCCACGTTAACTTCATTGGCATCAGCGGATACCCAATCCTGCGCATTCCCCGCAGAGCAGTTCCTAATCAAACCATTGTTCCCGTAGACAAACACATACGGGTGCAGAGTCACAACACCTCCAGAGACCTCAACATTGTTGTTGAACGTCAAGGTCACAGGCCCCGATGCAGTGGCATTGTTGGACAGCGTAACCGTCGTGGTAGAGACAGAAACAACAGTTGTGTTGGCAGGTATGCCAGTTCCAGTAACAGTCTGCCCCGCACCGATCAACAGATTGGTTGCCGCCAGAGTCACTGTAGGCAAACCAGTTGATGTAGTTGCAGTGTCAGTAAACACACCAATCTGAGACATCGTAGTCCCATTGATGTCGCCAATCAGAACTGGCGTATTTACCGTCGCATCTGTTGCAGCCAAGTTCCTCCCAGGATGCGCCACCAACGAAGCATTCCCAGATCCGTCTACATCGTAAAAGCCGTCAAACTGCCAGAGATTCAGCGGACTTGCAGTGAAGTTACTCAGCGTGAAATCTGAAACACCTGCGCCAACGCCGTTGTCGTCAATTACAAGCTGTTGCAATCCGTCACTGTAGCCGCTAAAAATGTAATTGAAACTGTCCTGAGCATTGACCCAAATGCCTCTGGACGGCCCATTCAGTTGACTAGAGATAACTCTATATCCTGCTATCTTTCGAGGTCTTCCGCGCTGGAAACGAACCCAGCGCCCATCGTTATAGAACTGCTTGTCAAAGACAGTTCCATCCCTCTGGATGCCAGATTTCGTGTCAAGGGCAAAGACTTTTGCAGTCATCAGAAGGCACCGCCTTGAACGCCGCTTGCGAAGATACCCGTTCCTGTGATGGTCAATCCAGTCGACGTTAGGCCAAATCTCTTGGACCCCAAAACAGTCATTCCGATCTCACCAGACCCAGGACGATACATACCAGTAGATGTTTCGCTTGCGAAGTACAGCGATGGGGCTCCTGCGTTACCGTTGTCAAGTGACAGAACAGACGCACCGGCAGCAATCGTTGATGCGTTCAGAAGATTAACTGAGTCGCATAGCAAGATCACCTGCTGGCCCGCAGGAATAATGGCTGTACCTCCACCAGAAACACCGGTAGTAAAGGTAATGGTATATCCGGAACCAGTTCCATCAGTCTGGTTAGTGACGTAGTAGACCTGAATCGTCTGAGGCAAAGTGACTGTCACATTGCCCGTAAGAGTCCCGGTGTACTTCTGGATTGGGTTTGAAGCCTCTGCCGCAGTCAACGAGTAAGCACCGCTTGTAACGGCCTTCGTCAACTGCGTGAAATTAAACTGCGTGCTCTTCCCAAGGCCAACTGTGTAGTACGCAGTTCCTGAGCATGCAATCAAGCATGAGTCTGCAGGCTGCATATCAAGGCTCGCAGACCCATTGATCTGCGTTCCCCCAGGAGGAGTAACCGCCAGCGTCCCTGTCCCGCCATTGCGAACCAAGAAGTACCAATCGTCGCCAACCGTAGTGGCTACCGGCAGGGTCAGCGTTCCTGCGCCAGCAGTCCACACATAAGCACTGGCTCGATCTGCATCTACCGCGGTGTAGTTGGAAGAGAACGTATTTACAGGGAAAGCAGAATTCAGTGTGTTGCTGATTGCTTTGAGACCATACCCCGCAAGCGTCGAGGCATCAGCGTTAGACGTCCCTACACCAAACGCGATGATCCCCCACGTTCCCGCAGTAGTAGCATTGGTCTTGATGTAGATGTACTTTGCTTCACTAGCGGCAATCGAAACAATCGTGTTGCCGTTGTAGTCAGTGACAACAAAGGTATTGGCACCAATGTTGCGGATCAGGGCATCTTGACCAACAGAAGCCTGATTGGCAGGCGGCATAGCCAGTTGCAGCGACCCAGCAGTCGCCGTAACGTCCATGATCCGCGCAGCATAGTCATCTGTCGCGTTACCGTTGATGGGCCACGAAAGAGTCGTGTTGGCCGACAGAGTGATGCTGCGATACGAGACATCCGTCGGCTGAATGACGTTCCCGGTAAACGGACTATTGAAGCTCATCAGGAATCCTTCGCAACAGCTTGCCTATCGCCAATCCTGAGCGTGTCTTCCGTCTTCAGGACATTGACGATTTGATCATATTGCGCCTGCCACATGCCCATTCTTTCGTCGTTCTTAAGGAACGGCATGGCCTGCAAAAGAGATCCATACAGAAGGGCCTGGGGAGCGTACTGCGTGAACCAGTTCGACTGATTTGAGGTATCTAGAGGCGCCAAGCGCTCGTAGTAGAGAACCTCGTAGGAGTAGTCATCTGCGGGAGTTGGGGCGACCAACCAGTGCGTGTAGTCGTAGTCGCAGTAATACTTTGGAACATCTTCCTGTGCGGGATCAGGCCAATACTCACGCAAATACTCGTACTTGCGAAGCAGGACAGGTTGTCTTTGGCCGCTGACCGTCACGTTCATTGAGACAGTCTTTCTCCACCGAGCAGGCTTATCAATGGTGGCCTGCCCCTCAACCATGTTTGAGGTTGCAACCGTAAGGTTCCCCAAGAACTTCAGGTCGGCCGCCAAGACTTGCTCGGCCAGCATGATGAAGGTCGGGATCTTGTCAATCGTGGCTTGGTCTGTGCGCTCTAGATATGTCTCAATGTCAGCAGCCAAGCTGGAATACGTCATTACTGCTGCGGTAGGCATACGATGTCCCTAATTCAAGAACGCTGCTTCAGCGGCTCTTCGCTTGACCAGCCCCGGAAGTACCTTGCCGCCACCGCGCACCCACAGGGCCAGTTGCTCCTTGGCACCTTCCCAGTCCTGCTCGTCAATCTTGCGCCGAAGGGTGCTGCCGCGATACCGGGCCACGCCAAGATTGTAAGCAAAGTCGGTCATCGCCCCAAGGGCTTTCGGAAACGCAAGCAAGCCCGGCGAGGCCTTCAAAACCCCCACCATATAGTTTGTTTGTAGCTCCGACAGCAACCACTCGTCTGCAATTTCCTTGGTGATCTCGGGGTGCTCCATCGTCACTTTGGTGCCGTCAGGCTTGAAAACGGTTCCATAGCCAATCGTGGGGTAGCCCGCTGGGCAGATGTATGGCTTCAGCCTTAGCCCTTCAAAAGGGCGGCACAGAGCAGCGGCGATGTCTATCGCCTCACTTGCTGGACCGCTCATACACCCGTCCGACAAACCAGAAGGAGATGATCATGTTGAAGACAGCAAGATCGTCCGCGCCCCACATCGTGACCAACACCTCCTTCCAGTTGCCGTTCTGTTCTATGGCAATCAGGAAAGCAGCAATCTTCACAGAGGCGTACAGAGCCAGGAAGGCGTAAGTGACCATCGGGCGCACCAGCGCTGAGATTGCAGAGACAAACC